CATGTATCGTGAGTATAAGATATTCGCATACCCACCGAAAAATACCGCGCGGTTTTTTATGAAGACACCGCGGACAATATTATAAATATCGGTTTCTGCGAGTTCTTTCTCTCGGTGAGTAGTATAAGAAACTTGTGAGCGGTTGATCGAATATTCTTTTGCCGACGATTGTCGTTCGCGCGACCGTGACCGTGAGCGTGACCTCGACGGCGTCGGTGTAGCTTCCGCGTCTAAATCTCTAGCTTTCATCGAATATAATACATACTCATCATCATCGCCAAACAATCTTTTATATGTTGCGATTAAACGATATCGATGGGTTAATTTATCTTCTTCGACAGTGTATTTAAAATCACCGATTGTTTCTTCGTGTGATCGAACGCTGTGATATAAATGTTTCATATAGGCATCTATATTTTTGTATTTTTTAATGATGGCGTGTATCGCTTCACGTTTGCGTGATTTTGCGCTGTCGCTACCCCCTCGTTTCACCGTTCGAGAATGCGACCGAGAATACGACCGAGAATGCGACCGAGACCGAGAACGTGATGGCGTGTTCCCCTTTGTTCTCGAAATACTAATTTCCCCTGAATTCGCAGCAGTTGCTCCGTCGAACCCGCGTTGATATTCGATTTTATCACAGTCATACCCTTTAAGTGGATAATGCGTATTCAATAAGGTAAGACGTTTCTGAACTTTCTCCCAACGCGAAACATCGCCATCAGGACGCGAGAGTTCGAGATACATCGCCATACGAAGAAAGTCAGGCGGAGCATACCGTATTCCCTTTTTGATGATCGCATCACGAGAGATTGCTTTGAATAATTCTGGTTCCATTTGCGTAATATCAGCGATGCCCGTGAAATTCACGAACACTTTATATGTTCCATGATGAACACCAGATTTCGCTTCAACATCTTCATAACCAGCGTTATAGTAAATATCCGCGAGTTCTTTCGCATGGTCGAGAGCGTTGTCGGAGTAAAAATCGTAATCGGGAAGTTCGATGTCCTTATTGTAAAACTGCGCATCTTCTGGAAGAATATTGTTGATTGCGGTTCCTCCGTAACATACGAGTTTTTTATCTGCGATGAATTTTTCGACGATGGAGATTATATTTTGGATTTTGGGATCTTGGATGACAGCGGCACCTTTGCGTTTTTCAACTAAATCAACGGCTTCGCGGAGGATTTCAAGCTCTTTTTCTTCGAATGACATTTTTTTATCTGTTTTACTGTCATAATGAAGAGCACCACCACTTTGTAATAATTCAGACATTAAATTCTACTACAATAAGAATAGAATTTAATTCGATTATATTGATTACAACGTAATCTTGACACCACCTGCTGCTTCCGCGGGTCGAGCCTCCATTGATGCTTTCGGGTTGGGCGGTGCTGGCGGCGCAATCGTAATCGGCACATACCGTAAATCTTCCGGTTTCAATATGAACGCATAACCCACAGAAGCAAACTTGTCTTCATAGGCTTTAAGTTTTTCGTCTCGCACCTCTTCCTGAAAACACATCGTTGCAATCTGACATCCCCATGTATAAGGACCGTTATGACCATCGTTGATGGGACGCCCGCCCTTATCTGGCACAACAAGACACATATTTTTCTTATTGGCGTCCTTAAATGCCTGCGGATCGCCGACATTTTTAACACCAAAATAGGTATATTTTGAGAGAAATAATGTATTCGAACTCATATTAATCAGTTCAAACAGTTTGGTGTTACGATATACTTGGTTGGTTCCATCCACCATAAGTATCACCTTCCCTTTAAAGTCCAGCAAATTTTCATTTCCTAAATCTTTTGATTGATATTCACGACCATATTTGGGTCCTAATAAATTACGCGCAAGAGTTTTGCTTTGAGAGATTATCTTAGCAAGGTTGTCATACATAGTTATGTTGCGCGACATTAATCGCATATGAATAATAAAGGGGTCGCCAGGATTGGGACATTTAGATCCGGAAAATACATAACTTCCAAGCACTTCAAATGCGTCGCTTACTGGAATGTGATTGAACGTTTCTTTGTAATTAAACGAATTCACCGATGAAGATGCGATAACTGGCTGATTATCTACTGAAAACACTTCAAAGTCGATAAAACGACAACCGCGCGCGATGACATACATAAATGCATCCATACTAACATTCGAATTTTTGAACTTATCTGGGTTGAACGCATTATATGCTGCCTTGATGTAATAGTCACGTAATTTGAATTTACTTTGGCTATCTCCCGGATTGATCGATGTGATATTTTTTTCGATGAATTCCTTTGTATTTTCATCTGGATTTTCAAGGCCTTCTTTGACTGAGACGATCGGTTTTTCGGTGCTGGGTTCAGCAACTAGGGGGAGAGCAGGAGCTGCGTTTGATGTTATTGTTGTATTATCAGTAAATGTATCCAAAGATGTAGCAGCCTTTCTTCTTTGATGTATTGTCATTTCTGCTTCTGTTGTATCGAGTGTGAAGTTTTCTGTTGTTTTATTCGCTGAAAAGGCAGAATACGCTTCAATATTATTTTTTTTGAATAGTTCGTTGAGTTTTGTCATAAGCTCTGGTGCTGGTGCTGGTGCTGGTGCTGGTGCTGGCGCTGCCTGACTATTACTTTTACGAAAACCTTCTTTGAATGGCACGGCTCTTTTTTTTTCGTAACATTTGGATTTAATCATTTCTGATAGTTTCCATGTCGCGAAAACCACAATAATTATACCGATAAATATGAATTCTACCTGATTTTCTTTCATTCCTATTACTATACTAATAGAATAATAGATTTTTATATAAAGTTATATATAACATAACAAATAACAACCCGCGCATAAAATACTAAATGACCGGTGGTTTATTGAATCTGGTCGCTACGGGCAACCAAAATGTTATTTTAAACGGTAATCCTAAGAAGTCATTTTTCAAAAGCACATATCTTAAATATACGAATTTTGGTCTTCAAAAGTTTAGAGTTGATTTTGACGGTCAGAAGAAGTTGCGTATGACAGAAGAGTCCAAATTCACATTTTATATACCGAGATATGCTGAATTGTTGATGGATACTTATATATGCGTAACGCTACCGTCCATTTGGAGTCCGATTCATCCACCTGCGCGGGTGGAAGATATGTGGGCACCATATGAGTTTCGTTGGATTGAAAACATCGGCACTCAAATGGTGAAAGAGATAGTGATTTCGGTTGGCGGTATGACTCTCCAACGTTTCACCGGTAGTAACTTAATGGCGATTGTTGAACGTGACCTCGACGCTACGAAACGCGAGTTATATAATCAAATGACGGGTCATGTCCCGGAATTATATAATCCAGGTTGTTCAGGAGCGCGCTTGAATCAATATCCGAATGCGTATCGTACATCGAATGTTGCTGGTGCTGAACCGTCGATTCGTGGACGTAAAATATACATACCGATCAACGCATGGTTCACACTTTCATCGAAGATGGCATTTCCACTCGTATGTCTTCAGTATAATCAGCTACAAATCGATGTAACGCTTCGACCAGTGAAAGAATTATTTACGATTCGAGATGTAGGTGACCCCGTGAATTTCTGGCCAGTTGTTCAACCTGACTTTACGAATCCACTCCATCAGATGTGGCGATTTTTATACCCACCTCCCAGTATTGATTTAACGTTGGATTCATATCCAAGTCTTCGCACAGATTGGAATGCGGATGTTCATTTAATGGCCACATATTGCTTTCTCTCGGATGAAGAATCGAAAGTTTTTGCCGCCAATCAACAGAAATACCTGATCAAGTCATATTATGACTGGGTGTTCAACGATGTTACTGGGAATAAGAAAATCAAAATCGAGAATTCGATGGGAATGGTTGCTTCATGGACGATGTTTTTTCAACGCAGCGATGTTAATCTTCGAAATGAATGGAGCAATTATACAAACTGGCCGTATAACTACCTGCCGTATGATATTATTCCCGCACCAATAGATGATGACTGGCGTCCAGCAGCATTTAATGAAGATATTCGTCCTACAACAGACTTGCTTACGAATCTGAATCCAGCTTATCCTCATGACCGCTACTTTTTTGATAAGAACGGACCAAAAAACGGGATCGGACCAGGCATTAATCCACGCGATAAACGCATGACAGGTCTTCATATTACTGGTGATTTTCAGTCTGAAAACGAACGCGACATTTTACTGTCGATGGGAATTTCACTCAATGGTAAATATCGTGAAAATTTGCTTGACTCAGGAGTGTATAACTACGTTGAGAAATACACACGCACCCGTGGAAATGCGAAACCAGGTATTTACTGCTACAATTTCTGTCTGAATTCTGACCCGTTTGAACTTCAACCAAGTGGGGCCATTAATATGAGTAAATTCAATCAGATTGAACTCGAAATGACGACGATTTATCCTCCGTTGGACTCTTCGGCAGAAGTGAAAGTGATTTGTAATCCGAATACACGAGAGATTATCGGAATGAATAAACCGAATGTGAATATTTATCTTTATAATTATGATCTACATATACTAGAAGAGCGGTATAATGTCCTTACTTTTGTATCAGGCAATTGCGGGTTAATGTATGCGCGGTAATGATATTTTTGTCATGTTTCATATCTATCTGAAAATCATATCTATATCAACATAGCGTATTGTCATTATTCAGATGAATTTATTTCATAACAGACGTGTATATAATTTACGTTATTTACATATATTTATTTTTCATGTAATATTGTATAAAATGCTTTCCTTTGAACCATTCATATCTACTTCCCAATCTGTCGTACCGGAGGGCAAATTGTTCTTTTTAGGCGCGTTGGCAGCCGGTGCTGCTCGTGCTGGTGCCGTTCGTGCTAGTGCCGTTCGTGCTGGTGCTGCACGCGCCCGTATTCCGGCCGCATCACGACCAAGACCTAGCCTGTCTTTTTCTAAACCAGCGACACCTATCAAGATTTCACCAAGTATTTCTACTAACTCCTGTAATACGACTAATAATGAAAACACAACAAATAATACGGTGGTTCCAACCACGTTATAATAATCTATGGTATATATAACTTACCAAAAATGGCGGATGATGAAGAAGAACGTCCCGATGATGTTGAAGCTGATAATGAAGAAGAAGTAGAAGACGAAGAAGAAGGAACGTTTAGCAAAGTAGGCGGGATGTTCGATGGTGATGACGATACCGAAGACACATCATCAAAAGAACAAGATGACAAACCGACGAAAGCAAAATCGAAGCCAAAATCTTTGTTTGACTTAGAAGCGCTTAAAGAATTTGGACTTAGTGTTTTAACGCTATTTATAGAGACGATTATCATTTCTGTCATATGTGTGAATATCATGTTTTTTGCGGCACCCGAAAGTATCAAACATAATAACATTAATTTGAATAAGTTATTCCCCACCGACCGTCATGAATGGCCATATTGTTATACGAATGAATATACTTCATGTGATGCTGATTGCGACGATAAGTTCGGAGGTATTGCGGATGACCCCAAAATCGAAACATCTAAAAAAATATACTTGAAAGCCGCGATTCTTTTGGATACTTATGTCTTTAAATGGTTCTGTTTGACAAAAGAAGACGTCGATATGGTGAATGATAGCGTTGAAGAAGGTGTTACAAAAGTAAATCTGTTGAATTGGGATTTTGTTAAAGCCCGGTTTAAGCAATGGATCAATAATTCATTTATATTTTCATTTTCATCGGATCGCGCGATGTTGTCGTATATATTTCAACAGATTACACGTATTTCGAATGCGATCCCCATAGAGTTATATGATGCTGTATCACCTTTATTGATTATTTTCATTCCATTTGTCTTTTTATTAATTGTCGGATTTATGTTGATGGGTGGTCCTTTTTTTACAACGGTAATCGGAATGATTGTAAATCAGACCGATCATCGTAAAGAGTTTATTGGTGGTTCATTATGGTCGTTATTGACAGGTTTCGGTATGGGTATATTTCCAGTAATTTCGTATTTTGTCCAACTTATTCAGTTTATCGGCACACTAATCATATATCCACTTCTTCACTGGGATCAATATCGCGAATTGTATGCTCATTATGTTCCAATCATATTCTTCTTTTTCAACCTCACATTAATGTTTTACGCATTTGAGTACTTAGATATTAATGTTGCGGCGATTGTCATCTTGATGTTACTAGTATTATATCTTACACATTACTGGCAAGGAATTATGAATTTTTTTAATTCGATTAAGAGCTGGAGTGGATGATCCAATTGATTCGTTTATCATCGAGCACTTTCTTCTATAAACAACATAAATAATATCGTATAAGAACTAGTATATTTATACGATATGGGTGGAAAGAATAAAGCAGCGTCGTCGGGACCGTCATCGGTAATAGCATCATCCGGAATCGAAAAATCTACACCCGAGTATTTCAAGAAATACCCATTCGTAAGTGTTTGCACTCCGACATTTAATCGGCGTCCATTTATTAATGCAATGATTTCGTGTTTTAACGCACAAGATTATCCACAAGATCGAATGGAATGGATTATAATTGATGACGGAACTGATCCGATTGAGGATCTTGTTGCTTCACATCCTCGCGTGAAGTATTTTAAATATGATACTAAAATGACGCTGGGTAAGAAGCGTAACTTGCTTCATGAAAAGTCGCGCGGTGAAATATTGGTATATATGGATGATGATGATTATTATCCACCCAAACGTGTATCTCACGCAGTTGAAATGTTGGTATCTCATCCGGAGGCATTATGTGCTGGTTCGAGTGAGATTTACATCTATTTCAAGCATATCAAACAGATGAAACGTTTTGGACCCTATGGACCGAACCACGCGACAGCGGGCACCTTCGCATTTAAGCGGAAGTTGATCAAAAATAATCGTTATAACGACGATGCGTGTTTGGCGGAAGAACGTGCGTTTTTAAAAGATTATACGGTTCCATTCGTTCAACTTGACCCGATGAAGGTTATTCTCGTATTTTCGCATGAACATAATACATTTGATAAACGCAAGTTGCTTATAAATGCGAATCCGGATGTGGTGAGAGATTCGCCCAAGAAGGTAATGGATTTCATTAAAGACAACGATCTTCGTAGGTTTTATATGAGCGAGTTGGAGGGATTGTTAGAGAAATATGAACCTGGACGCCCTGAAATGAAGCCAGATGTGATCGCACAAACATTACAACTTGAAAAAGAACGTGCAAAGATGGCAGAAGATGCGGCAGCGGCTGGAAGCGGTGGTAATATCGTGTTACAACAACCAGGCCAACCGCCAGTTGCTCTCAACAATAAACAGGTTGTTGATATTCTTCAATCATTACAGAACGATGTTGCGTCACGTGATCAAGAAATAGCAC